TGGCGTGGTATTTGAAGTCATGAATGGGTGAATCCTCTCACCCAAACTCTTCCCCATCCAAAGCCCTTCATCCATGAACAAACCGGAATTGATTCGGAAATATGCATCTTTGGAAATGTATATTCCGTCTCCGGTTAGTCCTGTTGGCCCGACTCCCTTCCCAATCTGAATGTTAGAACCGACAACGATTTTCCTACCAACAGACAAATCGAGCGTAGCTTCTAACTTATTAGCCGTTACTGAACCAGCGAGGATTTTGCCTGCGGTTATAGCATCCGTCGCTATATGGTTTGCTACTATCTTTTCAAACCAAGCACTATTGCCCACTATCTCGTCAACATCCATATGAAGAGTTTTAATTTCACCCGCTAAAATCATTCTTGCAATAATGGTATCATCAGTAATTTGACCGCCAGCAATATAACCAGCAATATCTGAAAAGTCAAGATTAGTAAGTCTGGTATCTAAGTCTGAAAGCTCACTCGAGATACTCGAGCAAGTTACACCCGAAGAGGTAGTTATCCATGACGCTGCCTCATTTCCGTATATGTCTACAGCTTTCACTCGATACTTGTAATATGTACCAGCCGTGGCACCCTTGTCGATAAATTCTTTACTTTGGACTATTGCCACTTCGGTCCAGGAAGAGTACGGAGACGGTGCTCTCTGGACTATGTAATGCGAAAAATCGCTTGGTTTCGTATGCACCCAGGAAACATATATTAGGTCGAAACCTCCCGCAGCGGAGATACTCGTCAGGTTCGCTGGAATAGTTGTGTCCTTGGCACTCGTAATACTTTGAGAAGACGTCCAGGATGACTCCAAACCCTCTATGTCTTTTGCCCTTACTTTCGCATAGACGGTTACTCCCGCTTTCACTTCTATGACCAGACTGGTTTCGGTGGTGAGACCCGAGTTATACCAGGTGGATCCGTCATAACTCCACGCTACTTCATATCCTTTAAGGTCGCTTTCGGAGTTGGCTTCCCAATCCACCTGGATATATGTCTTCCCTCCGATAAAGAAAGTAGCTAAGGGCGTACTCGCCCATGTCGGCGTAGCAGGAGCCACACCGTCTCCAACTGCTTTAGAGGCCGTAACGGTTCCGCTCATTGTCGTGTAGCCCGAGGCGTTCCCGGTTACGTCAACGGCCTTCACCCGATATTTGTAGGCGATGTTCGGAGTTACCCCAAGGTCCACGCAAATGTCGGCCTTGACTCGGGCAACCTCGGTCCACGATGTGTAAGGACTTACCGAGCGTTCAAGAATATACTTGTCGAGATCTTCTGCAGTTACTTCCGACCAGTCAACCTCAATAGCCTCAATCCCTCCGGTTGCGGTTATGCTTGCCGGTGCGGCCGGAGCGGTCGTGTCTTTTGCGCTTGTTAGGCTTTTCGTTGAGGACCATGCAGATTCGCGGCCTTCTATATCAGTTGACCTCACCTGAATCCAGATCGTCTTGTTTTCCTTCACTTCAAAAGTGTGAGAAACTTCGACGGTGAAGCCGGCCACGTACCACGAGCTGTCTCCGTAGCACCAGCGCACTTCGTAACCTTTCAAGTCCGAATTTGCTACTGCCGTCCAGTAAGCGTTTACATAACAGCGGTTATTCTTGAAGAAGGTGGTTGCGTTGAGGCCTGTCGGCACGCTCGGGTCCGCGTTGTCGCTAGTAACGCCCTTTTCGGCGGCAATTCCAGCCGCAAGCGTAGTTTTGGCCGAGGCGTTTGCCGTAATATCAACCGCCTTCACTCGATACTTGTAAAGTGTTCCGGCTGTTACACCCAGATCGACAAGCTTGTTTGCTTTTGTCTTGGCAATTTCCGCCCATGAAGAATAAGGGCTCGGTGCGCGTTCAACAAGGTAATAGTCAAGGTCCTCAGCGTCAACGTAAGCCCACGAGACTTCGATTGATTCAACGCCGGCCGTTGCGCTGATGCTTGCAGGAGCCGAAGGCGCTTCCGAATCCTTTGCCGAAATTATTGAAATCCTTGCGGACCAATCAGATTCATAACCTTCAATATCGGTAGATCGAATCTGGACGTAAACCGTCTTGTATGGTGCAACTTCAAAGTCCATTGCGGTTTCGGAAGTAAATCCGTTCAAGAACCATTCAATCTTATCGTACGACCATCGAAGCTGATAACCTTTGATATCAGTCTCGGTATTGGCCGCCCAACTAGCATAGATGTAAGACTTTCCGTTGACAAAACTTGTATTCAAGGCAAGCCCTGTCGGTGTTGCAGGAGCCGAACCATCACCAAACTGTGGATCATAGGGAATGTTTGTACCCGGTCCAGTCGTCGATCCGGGAGGCGCAGAGTATGAGAACGCAGATGCTCTGTCGCTTCTGAGAGTGACTGTCATATTTCTGTTCCGATAGTCTATGTCTATTTCTCGCACCCATGCTCTGTGTGAAAGCCCCGTGGAAGCATCGACTATGTTCACCTTGTTCCCGACCTTCCAACCAAGTCCGAGGGAAAAATCGGCCAGCGGCACAACCACCTCAAACTTGTCATTGCCATTCTCATATAGCCACTTTGCGAGAGATGAAGCCCAGACTTTCGAGGATATTAGATCATTTGAAACTTCCCTCTCAACATCGAATGACCCAGCGTCATAGATTACTTCAAGATAGTTCTCCACGACCGGCTTCCCTTGTATAACGAGCTTTGTAACGTTCTTACCCACTCCTGAGCTATTGTCTATCTGCAAATACATGAAGTCAGGGTACTTCAGAACGCCGGCAGCAAAGTTTGAGTTGTACACGGTTTCGTTCAAAGCCAACCCCGAGTCAAACTCTTTTGCAGCATTCACAGTTGCGTAATCATCGACTTCGATTGCAGGAGAGTCAAACTTTGCCCGCCACTGGTCATCGGTAATGGGATTCCCGTTCTCGTCCTTTCCGGTAGGCAGCCCTTCCGGAGGAACTGTGCCAGCCCAGGTGAAGATAGGTTCTTTCTTTGTCTTCACGCTCCGATTCTTTGACTTCACAATGACTCTGTCGCCCTCGCTCGGCAGCCATTGAAGAGAGTCTATGTCTTTGAGCTTTGAGACTGTGATCGTGCCGACTGTGGACGTTGACCAGCTGGCCGCGAACCCTGCCCGAAATTGGAGGACCCCCGACTCGTTGAACCACATAGACCCGCCGCACGAATCAACGATCTCCTGCAGCCTATCAGTGAGCTTGTCTTTGATGGAGTATAGCGCATAGCCTACGATTGCTTGAGTCGTCCCGGCCGAGGTAGGAACGCGTATGCTATCAAGATTGCGACTACCCGAGCCTATCCCCCCGCAAGTCCCCACGAGCCACGTAAGTATTGCATCAGCAGTTGAACCGATGAACATCTTGTCTGCGCATTTGAGCTTTTGAAGCTGTTTCATTTTGTCAAATGCTTTGATTGTGACCCTTCTACCATTTCTCGTAAGAATAGGTTTTTCTGCGTAGCCCGTGAATTGCTTAATTGAATTTACCCAAACTTCCACGAGCTGCCCTTCAATGTCGAGGTTCGAGACAGTGTAAGCCAGATTCGTATTGTCTATGTCGAAAGAACACTCATTCGGAGAAATCTTTCCATGCAATACATCGTTCTTATGGACTATCGGCCCAGAAACTATCCGGGCCGATATATTCACACTATTGAGGTTGACCTGAAAACTCATGTGGTCACCTCCAGAAACTCAAGAGTTTCTTCGTACATTGCTACGCCCTTGATCCACTTCTCTTTGTACTCGTACGTGCCAATCAGCTTCACATTTACGGCAGACTCGGAGTCTATCTTCAGAGTAGCCGCGGTGGTTCGGTACGATTCGAGTGTGACTCTGTTTGCTTCCGTAAAGTAGAGTGGTATCTTGTATCTCTTCACTGTGCCATCGCAGTAGTGATACGCCGAGCCGTTAGGCGCAATGTTCACGACCTCGACCGGCTCGACCACTCTGGTTCTGTATGGGTGCTTGTATTTCTTCGGGTAAACTGTGAAACTGAGAGATCCTATGTAAACTGTCATGCTATCACCCTACCTGTAGTTCTACGCCGCGATCGCGCAGATTCTTATAGATAAGATCTGCGAATCTTCGGGCGCTCTCGTCATCTTCTGTGAGAATGTCATTGTCTCTGAACTCGAAGTGGTAATTGTTTGTGATGTGCTGACTAGACCCGGCTTGGAAAGTCTGACCTGTCGAGGACTGCGGCAGCTCATAATCTTCCATTCTTTCTGAAATCGAGCGGCCCATGTTTGCCCGCTGATCCTCCGTTAGGAGAGGGCTGAACAGACCTCCGATGAATGGAAGCCCACTGAGCCAGACAAAGATACCATCGACAAAGAGAACTATCTGATCCGCGATATACGAGATCGTTGCTCCGAGCCAACCCAAAGCCTTGAAGAACGGCTGGAGAACCAGGAGGCCCTGACCGAAGAGATTGAATGTCAGTGCAAAAACTCTCCCTATGCTGATGAGTGCGTCTCCGAGAGGCTTGAGAAGATTCAGTATAGGACCTAGTATCTCCATCACACCTGTGAGAATCGTTGAGATCGGATTCAGGAGCATATTGATTGCTTCAAGGTTCACAACTTGATTTAACAGACCCATTGCGAACATCTCACCCGCTGTGGAGAGGTTCCCCACAACATCTGTGAGTCCTTCCATGCCCGGTCTCAGTTTTGCAAATACAGAGACCAGCTCGCCTGTGTTTTCATCTACCTTGAATATTTCAGATGAGTCACCGACTATCGAGCTGCGTTCAATCTTCTTATTGAGATCGCCGAGAGAAACTTCTAAATCCCGGGATATGTTTCTCAGATATACCACTCTTTCTGTGTATTCTCCAAGTTCAATTTCTCCATTTATAAATTGCTTTTCTAAATCATTCATCGCACTATCAAGGAAGCTCATTTGTCGGGAGATTCTTTCCAACTTTGTTTCGCCAAAGACGTTAGAAATTGAATACAAGCGATCCCTTGTTTCTGAAATAGAAAGGAAGAAATCATCAAAAAGATTTTCCGTAGGTCCCTCTAGTTCCTGAAACTGACTAACTAAATTATTCAATTCTTCGAATGGTGCGTCAATATCGAGCCCAATTGATCTAAAGAGATCCGCAAACAAATTCTTTAGAACTCCAAAATCCTTCTTAGCTGTTTCCGTGAAATCTCCAAGCACGCCAGAGAGCGTATTAACGATCGTATCCCACCATGTAAGCTGGCCACCACCGATGCCCTCAACATCTATCTTTGTTGCCGTGCCGGTTGCAAACCTAGCTATCCCGCCGTCTGCAAAGCCTTTAGCGTTGATAGCTTTCAAGAAGGGCAACCACTTCTCCGTTGACTTCGCATTGACTACGAACTCTCCATTTGAGAGAAGAGCGGGTATCAGATCATCAGTCGGGCCGCCTGCACCGGATATGTAGCCTCCACTAGCCATGCCAGCGGTGACCGGCAATCTTTGCCAGAGAAGATCTCTGATTCCAGACAATCTGTTGGCAATTGTATTTAGATAACTGTTCGCGGCCTGAGCTTCTGCGAAGAGATTTTCAAGGGTTATGACTGTTTCTTTCTGAGTCACCGCTTGTTCTTCTGCGGCTGTACCCATAACATCAAACGTCTTTGGATCTCCAACGAAAGATTTAGCGATCACTTCCGGGGTGTTCTCCACGAAGAAGTTGACCGCATCTGCAACCTCAGCAATGTGAGCGAGAAGCTCTCCGTTTAAGCTCGACCAGTCACCATTGATTAGATTCTCAAACTCAACCATGAAGTTAGTCAAAAGAATCTTTGTAGCATCCGGAAGAGTTGAGAGATCCTCACCACCGGCAATCCAGTTTTGAGCATTTCCAAAGCCACGGTTCCAGGCGATGATCGCATCTCTGAGAGAACCGAAAGAGTCC